AGTTTTGCATCCACCCTCAAAGACGCTGTGGCTGCGGTGTTTGGCTGGGATCGAACCATGCTAGAAGGTCGCACAAAACAAGCACGTGAATGGCGTGAACAAGTTGATCCGTGGTGGGCTCAACGTCTTGACATGCCCACGCTGACACCTAGATGGGTTCTACAATACTGGGGTACCGAAGTGTGCCGAAAGGCATTTCACGATGACATATGGATTGCCAGTCTAGAAAATAAAATACGCAATTCACAAGATCACGTGGTAATTTCAGACTGCCGTTTCCCCAACGAAATACAGGCCATAAAAAATGCAGGCGGCAAGATCTATTGGGTGCAACGTGGTGATCTGCCAGAATGGTACGAGGATGCTGTGTTGGCTAACAGTGGTAGCAATGTGGGACTAAACAGCATGAAGATGAAAAAAATTCATGCCAGTGAGTGGGCGTGGATCGGCTGTAAATTTGATGCTGTTCTTGACAATAACGGATCCATAGACGAGCTCTACGATAGATCCAAATTGCTAGTAGTCAGCAACGAGATCTCCCTGGCGCCAAGTCATACCTTCTTTGCCTAATATGCTGGCACAGTTTGAACATACTGTTTTTAAATTGTTGTGACGACAGTTGTCTAAATTGCCGTCTATATGAAACACTCTAAATACTTGGCTATGTGGTGATTTAAATCCGCATTTGTCGCACTGTGATTTCATATGATATCCTGCTCTGAACCAGCGTGGAATACCATGATATACTCCGTATGCCATGCAGATTTCGCACAATGATCTGTAGTAGATCTTGTCGTTCTTTTTGTAGTTAACAGCACGGGGTCGTTGTCCGCACTTACAAAGAGGTCTCATAAATATATTTACACCTTTTCAACCCCTTTTTCATCTAGTATAACAGGCCAATTTTAGCGGATACCGCTAAATAATATGAGCAACTATTACCAGGAGAAAATGGGATGGCACTACAATCACCAGGCGTACAAGTTACGGTAATCGACGAGAGTTTTTATACACCAGCAGAACCTGGTACAACTCCTCTTATCGTTATAGCTACCGCAGAAAGTAAATCTAATGCAGCAGGCACAGGCACTGCTGCTGGTACCACACAAGTAAATGCAGGCAAGGTATTTAAAATTACCAGCCAAAGAGAATTGGTCGACACATATGGTGTGCCGTTCTTTGAAAAGACAGCTTCTTCAAGCCCTATACACGGCGGCGAAAGAAACGAATACGGACTATTAGCAGCCTACAGCTTTTTAGGAGTTTCAAATTCTGCATTTATAGTACGTGCAGACGTTGACCTAGATGAACTGCAGGGTCAGACTTCTGCTCCTGGAGCAGAACCAGCTGACGGTCAATGGTGGTTTGATACAAGAGCAACATCATATGGTATTCAGGAATGGAATTCAGCTCCGGCAACAACCACAGGCGGACAAAAGTTTGCATTAAAAATTCCTCTAGTACTCACTGATGATGACAGTGCAAAAATAAATTCAGGCACTTATGCTCCAAAAGATTCTGTGGGCGCTGTTGGCGACTATGCTGTAGTAGCACAGACTATAGGAAACACAGGTGAAGCAGGATTTAGCCTTGCTAAAGAAGCAATTAAAATCTACTACAAACGCAACCAAGCTCTACTAGGCGGCGATCATTGGGTAGAAGTTGGCAGCCAAGATTGGGCAGGAAGTCATCCTACAGTGTCGGGAGCCAGCACAGTGACCACAGTCACACCTGGACAAACTTTTTCTATCAACGGCACAACATTGACAATGCCAGGCGGCGCAACGCTATCAGCCTTTGTGACCTACTTCAACAGCGGTAGCGGATTAGTCACTGGTGTAAGAGCAGTGCAATTGAACAGCAGATTGTATTTGTACACAGATGGAGCCACTGAAACAGATGGTGACTCTGCTCTAGCAAACGCTATCACGATTGCTGGTAGTACCGCAGCGGGCTCAGCAATTGCACAATTAGGTATTACTACTGGTACATTTTACGGGCCAGCAATACAACAGACACCGCATACTAGTGTACCAGAGTGGAAGTCAACAAACGCTAAGCCACGTCCAACTGGTTCTGTATGGATCAAGACCACTGAACCAAACTTTGGAGCAAGATACATTGTCAAACAATGGAATTCAGCTACCAAGACTTGGGTAACGTATTCTGCTCCTGTCTACTCAAGCACACACGCTGCCTTGTATTATCTAGATCGCAGTGGTGGCGGACAAGGCATTGCAACAGATAATCTGTTTGTTCAAAGCAACAGCGATGAAAACAGCAACTACGACACATCACCAGAAACTGCGTCATTTAGAATTTACAAAAGAGCAACCACAGGCAATACCGTGGTAACATCTAACGCTGTGATCTCTGGAACATTTGGTGCTGGACTAAACACATTCACATTCAAAGCATCCAGCAAAGGTAATTTGACATTGGATGCTGCCAGCTCAGTGAGCTTTACTGCTCTAGGCACAGTGGGGGATGCAGAACTTATGGCCACAGCAATTAATGCTGTAGGCAGTACCACTGTTGAAGCTTCTGTGACCACAAACAATGAAGTACAAATCATTCACAAAGAAGGTGGTGACATACGTTTTACAGATGGCACAGGATCACCAATAAGTGATATATTCACTGCCTATAACATCGACACAGGCAATGGTACACAGAATCTATACACACCAGGCTCCGGTGCTGCAGAAACTTTCATTGCAACAAATTGGATTCCGTTGGCCTCAGAAGATTTTGCTGCATCAGCTACTGCACCTTTGGCCGAACCACAAGACGGACAACTGTGGTACACTCCAGTGTTTGATGAAATAGACATCATGGTTCACAACGGTGATATCTGGGTTGGATATAAAACAGCAACCAGTCCTTATTTTGCAGCCGCAGCAGCAGACAAAACTGATCCAGCAGGACCACTTGTAGCGGCCAGCGAGCCGACAGTTCAAAGCGATGGAACTCCACTTAAAAATGGTGATCTGTGGATCAGCACAGCCGATCTAGAAAACTTTCCAACTATCTATCGTTATGATGGATTGGCCTTGGAATTTGTCTTGATTGACAAAACCGATCAGACCACAGAAGAGGGTATCTTGTTTGCAGATGCTAGATACGGATCAAGTGGCGCTTCAGGTAACACAGCAGCTACCATCAAAGATCTTTTGTTAAGCAACTATGTTGACTTTGACTGTCCAGATCCAGCACTGTATCCCAAAGGCATGCTGCTGTGGAACCTACGCAGAAGCGGCGGCAATGTCAAAAAATACACTAACAACTACATTGACACAGCAGCCAATAACGTGCGTTACGAAGCGTTATATAATGATGCTGGAACAGGACCTGTTACTGGTGATGGTCAAAGCACTTATGCCACAGATCGTTGGGTCACAGCTTCGCCAAATAATGAAGACGGTTCGGGCAGCTTTGGTCGAAAAGCTCAGCGTAGCCTAGTTGTACAAAAACTCAAATCTGCAATTGACACCAGTTCAGAAGCCCGTGATGAAGAACGTAGAAACTTTAACCTAATTGCTTGCCCAGGATATCCTGAAGCCTACAGCAATTTGATCAACTTGAACATAGACAGAGGAGTTACAGCATTTGTAGTAGCTGATACTCCATTGCGTTTACCAGCAGATGCAACCAGCCTCACAGCTTGGGGCACTAACGCTAATGGCGCACTAGACAACAACGACACAGGTATTGTCAGCTACGACGAATATTCAGCTGTATATTATCCCAATGGATTTACCACTGACCTAGGTGGTGCTAATGCAGTTGTTCCAGCATCACACATGATGTTGCGCACAATTGCTCTAAGCGATCAAGTTAGCTATCCATGGTTTGCACCAGCAGGTACAAGACGCGGCGGCATTACTAATGCAACAGCAGTTGGTTATATTGATGCAGACACAGGAGAATTCCAGTCAGTGGCACTGAACGAAGGACAACGTGACACACTGTATGATCTCAAAGTAAATCCAATTCCATTCTTTGTAGGAGTCGGACTTGTGGCCTACGGTCAGAAGACTCGCGCAAGAAATGCATCAGCACTAGACCGTATCAACGTGTCACGTCTAGTGGTTTACCTACGCAGTCAGCTAAACAAACTGGCTCGTCCTTATATCTTTGAACCCAATGACAAGATTACAAGAGATGAAATCAAAGGGGCAGTTGAGAGTCTGTTGATTGAGTTGGTAGGCTTACGAGCACTGTATGATTTTGCCGTGGTCTGCGATGAATCAAACAATACACCAAGTAGAATTGATCGCAATGAGCTTTATGTTGACATAGCGATTGAGCCAGTCAAAGCGATAGAATTTATCTATATTCCATTGCGTATCAAGAACACAGGAGAAATTTAAAAATGGCACTAACTTCCTTAAATAGAATTTCGGTTCCTGCTTCAGGAGCCAACAGCGGCACAGCCCTGCTGATGCCAAAACTAAAATATCGCTTTCGGGTGATACTACTAGGATTTGGTGTTGAGGCCAGCACAGAACTAACCAAACAGGTTAGTGATGTGACCAGACCAACTGTGACATTTGAAGAAATGACTATTGAAGTCTACAACTCAAAAGTTAAATTGGCTGGAAAACCAAGCTGGGGCGACGTCACGTTAAATCTACGAGACGATGCCAACGGACAGGTTCAGAAAATTGTTGGTCAACAGGTGCAGAAGCAGTTTGACTTCATGGAACAGGCCAGCGCCCGTTCAGGCATTGACTACAAATTCCAAATGAACATTGAGATGTTAGATGGCGGCAATGGTAGTTTTGAACCAAACATCCTTGAAAAATGGGAAACATATGGTTGCTATGTATCTGAAGTAAACTACGGTGAAGCAAACTACGGTTCCAACGAACCGATGACAGTGGCTCTTACTATCAAGTATGACAATGCTGTACAGTTTGCCGGCGGTACAGGTACAGGCACAGCACGGGGTATTGGCGCAGTTGTAGGCCGAAGTCTTGGCGAGGCTGTAACAGGCCGCGGCAGAGCGGACTAATATCAACAGTTGATCAAAAACCCGGATTACGATCCGGGTTTTTTTACGGCTAAATAATTATATGGCAAATGTATTCACTCGATTTTTAAAAGGGGTAGGAGAAGGGTTACTTACACCCAAGGGCGGTCTTGCGGATTGGCGTCATGCGTCTCGATTGTTTATACAAAACGGCTATAGGCTCATGCCTCGTAGCAAGTTCATGTTTTATGTGCGGTTTGAAATTGAGAAAAATGTACTGACTTCACCGGTATTTACCAACACTCATGCAGATGAGATTGGGTATCTTATCAAGAGTACTGATCTGCCTAAATACAAATTTGAGACAGTGACCAAAAATCAATACAATAGAAAACACATAATCTATAAAAATTTCACCTATGAAGGCATAAGCATGAAATTTCATGACGATAGTGCAGGTGTAATCAATGCATTATGGGCACTGTACATGGGAACCTATGTACAGGATCGATTCAATCCTGAAGCAGCATTTTCTAAAACCAACTTACAGGCCACCGGAACATCATTCGAAGGCTATAGATACGGCCTCGACAAGCAGGGAAAAAATGAAGATTTTTTTAAGTCTATTACCATATACACCATGAGTCGTCGTAGATTTTTAGGTTATACATTAGTCAAACCTAAAATCACAAGTTGGCAACACGGCGACGCTGGATATGGTGCAAATGAATTTAATGAAACCACAATGAACATAGAATACGAGTCTGTGGTGTACAGCTCAGGAAGTGTCGCAAGGAATACTCCTAAGGGATTTGCCAACTTATACTACGATAATGTGCCAAGTCCGTTGACTGTTGCAGGCGGCGGCACAGCCACTCTACTGGGAGAGGGCGGAGTCCTAGATGGCCTCGAAAGTATCTTTGGAGATGTTAGCAAGGGATCAGCATTTGGCAGCGTGGGAGGATTCCTTGGCACAGCCATTGCCGCAGTAAACACCGCAAAAAATATTGGTAGATTATCTGGAGCAGGTCTGAGAGCGGAAGCTATAGGTTTGTTAAGCAGTCCTGCTGCCATTGGCGGTATAATTAATACCGTAGGCGGAACCTTGGGATCAGTATTTCCAAGAAACAACGGCGGCAACGGCGCCACACAGGCCACGCAACGGTCAATTGCTCCTCCACCAGCAGACCTAGGAGAATTCTTATAACATGTCAAATTTACCAACTTCTCTTCAACAAGATAGTGCCGCTGGCACAAAGTTATTTTTTGATCGTTACGGTGAAAAACCCTTGGAGTTTGGAGCCAATGAAGTCGGAGCTGCCATTGCTTTTTTTCAAAGTCGTGGATTTGAAAACGATGCAGCTATCATTACAGCGCAGGTTTTATTGAATCAGGCCAAACTTGACGCCGTGCCAGTGTTCAAGATCATTGACACTCTTAAGAATTTTAATGGCGTTCAAATCAGTGCGCTGGTAGCAGAGATATTAAACAACAATAGAAATGCCACAAGTTCGTTGGGTTACCGCACTGACCTAATAGAAAAACAAAATCAGACTAGAAATATTTTTGCATAATGCCAAAATTTGCTCAAGGTCGTTTTGAAATGAAAAATGTCGACAAGTATGTGGGCAAAAAAACACCATTGGCTCGTAGCTCATGGGAATTTATTTTCATGAAGATGTTAGACGAACATCCAGGAGTTGAAAAGTGGGCAAGTGAAAGTATACAGATTCCTTATCGAGATCCATTAACTGGCAAATATACAATATATGTTCCTGATTTTTTTATCACCTATGTGGATAAAAATGGAAGGAAACATGCAGAGGTCGTAGAAGTCAAACCAGCCAGTCAGACTTTTATAGAACAAGTGGGCAAGAGTCAGTATAATCAACAACAGTATGTAAAAAACATGGCCAAGTGGGAAGCTGCTGCCGCTTGGTGCAAACAACAGGGTATTAAGTTTCGCATAGTCAACGAAAACGATATTTTCCATACTGGCTCAAAACGTAGATAAGTAAAGTATGACGAAAAAACTTGAAGAACTGTTTAATCTAGAAGATTCTAAGCCGGTCAAAGAACCAGTGGTGGTTGAAACAAAAATAGATCACACAGAAGTCCGTAGCCTAGATGACAGCTATAAAGCAGTGGCGGAAATCACTCGCAGTTTACCACAGGTAAAAGAGCTGGACGAACTCAATGATCACGAGTTAGATAACTTAGCATCAAAGGCTGAACAGGCCTACGATGATCTAATGGATCTAGGCATGAATGTAGAAGTTCGTTATAGCAGTCGTATTTTTGAAGTAGCCAGCTCAATGTTAGGCCACGCAATTACAGCTAAGTCAAATAAAATTGAGAAAAAACTCAAGGCCATTGACATGCAGATGAAAAAATACAAGATTGACAAAGACAACAATGAAGACCCAAATGATGTTATCAATGGGCAAGGATATGTAATCACTGACCGCAACGATCTCATTAAAAAATTAAGCGGAAAAGCATAAATACTACTATGAAAACTTTCAAAGAATACCTTGCAGAGGGCAAAAAGTCATACAGCTTTAAGATTAAAGTTGCAGGTGAGTTGCCCCAGGATTTCCAGTCAAACTTAAAAACATCACTAGAAAGATGTAAAGTTATGAAAATGGAAAAAATCAGTACAACACCAATCCAAGCAGTGCCTATGGATTTTCCAACTATGAAAAACTGTGAAGTTCACGTTTTCGAAGTTGCGTGTGAATACCCAATTACTTCACCTGAAATCAGCAGTGATATCAAGAGCATGGGTCTAGACGAAACTTGTTTTAGAGTAAGGGGCAGCAACGAATCTTCTGAAACCGAACAAGGCGAAACAGAAATTTTAAATACTGATGGGCTATTAACAGACAGCCAGTACAAAGAAGGCACCAATGTCAAGCATAAAGATTTCTTTGGCGATGACTTTAACAAGAGTTTTTTGAAAGATTTAAGCAAGGTTGCTAAACAACAAAAGAAAGACAACGGTCAGACAGAGTATAAACTGCCTAAGGCCAAAATTGATAAGACAGGCGTAAAAAGCGCCCTAGGGAGTTAATATGAATTTCAATGAATTAATGCAAAGAATGCGTGAGTTAGATGCTCCTGTCGCTCCATCAGCAGCAGTTGAGGCCTGTGGCGATCCAATGGGAATGCCACCACCAAGTATTCCTAGCAAACCCGATGAACCTCCCCCAAGCATGAGCGTAAACCTCAATGCACAGGGCATGGACAACATTGCTGAATTAATGAAGTTAATGACTAAAGTTAATCCAGACATGATCAATCAACCAGCTCCTATGAGTATGCCTCCGATCAGTGCTGAACCAAGTATCATGAGCATTAAACCTCCAATGTCTAGTATCGGCGATCTAGGCAATCTAGATGCAGGCCCATTAAAAATGTTGCCCGACTTAGACGCAGACAACAATAATATGCCAGGCGGCGAAATGGATAGTGACTACGATGACAGCGGAGATCTAGATGCACATGAAAAAGATCACGCAGATGAAAAACCATTGATCAAAACTCTAGACCGTGACGACGACGGTGATCATGACATGGATGATCATGACATGGAAAAAGATGACGACAAAGAAGACAGCAAGAAAGACAAAGAAGAAGCATTTAGTAATGCTCCTATTGGTGCTTCTGGTCAAGAATATCACGGCATTGACGCTGCTATACCCGATGGTGATGATCTTAATAAGCCCAAGAAAAGTTTTAGCGGCAAACCATACCGCGGGGATAATCCAATGTCTGCAGGCGCTTACGAAAGCAAAGAAGCACTACGTGCAAGTATCAAAGAAGAACTACGTGCCCGTTTAGCAGAAGCTAAGTTTGACCCACTAAAGCATGTTAAGAATCCTACCAAAGGTGAAAAAGAAGCTGCTAAAGATGTTAAGCGTGGCAGCTATGCTGACCGTGCAGCCATGCTAAAGTCAGCAGAAGCAGATGGTCGTTTAAAAAAATAATCATTTAATAGCAATACCAAAAAGCATCCTACGGGGTGCTTTTTTTATGTAAATAACAATATGGCAAAATCAC